CGCGGTAGACGAGCACGGCCATCCGCGCGGCGATCATGACCCCCTTGAAGGCCACGAAGATGCCGACCGCGTAGCCGACGACCTTGGCCAGCTTGTCGAACGCACCGCCCTGCTCGTTCGCCGCTTCGGTCCCATCCGAGAAGACCCCGATCAAGCTCTCGACGACATTGACGAGCACCATGAAGACCGTGGCGGTGAACCGAAGGATCGGGCCGATGATCTTCCACGCGGCCTTCATGCCTTCGATCGCTCCCGTGGCGACACGCACTGCGACCGTCAACCCTGCGACGAGCAGCTTGGCGATGTGCCCGACGATGCGCCCGAAGACCTCACCCTTCTGCCGGAAGTCCTCGCTCTTCGAGGTCATGAGTTCCATGCCCTTGCCGCCGAAGCCGAGTGCCTCGAACAGCTCCTTCACCGCACCCGAGAGAGCTTTGAAGGTAGGGCCGGCACCACGCATGATCGTGTTGTAGCCGTCGCTGATCCCTTGGAAGAACGCACTCACCCGATGCCGCGCCTGCTGGAAGCGCTGCACCATCGTGAGGATCGATTCGTTCGCAGGATCGAGAAGCTCCTTCAGCACGTTGCCGCGAAGCCGACCGTCGCCCGACGTGAGCATCTTGATCGCATCGAAGAAGAGCTTGACCTTGCCGAAGGTCCGAGAGATCGAATCGCCGAAGCCGCCGATGTTCTCGTCGAACGCCTTTCGGAGAACCTTGAAGAGACCGACGAGGACGAGCGCCGCGGCAGAGACGGCTGCGAGGCCACCGGCAGCCGCAAGCAGAGGGCCCGAGAACGCGATGACGGCCATCTTCAGCAGCGCGAAGCCGGCCACCGCAGCCATGACGAGACCGCCGATAGTGACGAAGGCGGCGGTGAGTACGAAGATCGCACCGATCGCCTTCTTCACCGGACCGGGCAGGTTCTTCATGACCGCGATGATCGCGTTCACGACATTGATCACGACCGAGACGAGCGGCTTGAACACCGCGGCGAAGGCTTCGCCGGTGACGATGCCGAGGGTCTGCAACGATCCTTTGAGCAGGGTCTTCTGCCCCTCGAATGTGTCGAGTAGCTGCTCGCGGAACTTCGCGGCCGTACCTGCCGCGTCGCCCATCTCTTTGCGCAAGTAGGCGACCGCATCGGCGCCGACGAGCAGATTGCCCTGCGCGTCCTTGATCCCGTTCTCTAGCTGCGTGCTCACGGCCTGGAACGCGGCGACACCAAAGCGGCCGAACAGCTTTAGCCCCTTCGACGTGCGATCGGCCGCGTTTGGGAACTTCTCGCCGAGCACTGCGTTCGTGTCGGTAACGATGTCGATGAAGTCGCGGAAGTTGCCATCCGCGTCGGTGACGGACACGCCGAGCTGCTTGAACTGATCTTGGTTCTTGGCGACGAACTGAAGGGCGGACGAGACCGCGGACGCGGCGACCGACGCATCGACGCCGGTGTTCTTCACGAGGCCCATCGAGACCAGCATCTCGTCGAGGGACTGCTTCGTCGCACTCGCACCTCGGGCCACGGTGCCGAGCATGAGTTCGAGGTCACCCGCGCTGATGGCGGTGAGGTTGCTGATCTTGAGCAGCTTGTCCGATGCCTCGGTCGCTCGATCAGCTTCCATCCCGAACACGCGCAAGGCAGAGGCCGTAGTCGATGCGGCCTGCTCCACACCGATCTGCCCACCGGCCGCGAGGTCGAGCGCACCGCCGAGCGCGTCCATCGACTCGGCGGTCGTGAAGCCACGTAGCCCGAGCGCTTCGAGACCTTGCACCGCCTCGTCGGGCGAGAACTGCGTCTCGATGCCCGCCTGAATCGCGCGCTCCCGAAGCAGCTCCATGTCGGCTGCCGACGCGCGAGTGATCGCGCCGACCTTGGCGAGCCCCTGCTCGAAGGTCCCGAAGTTGCCCGCGAGCTTGAACGCACCCGCCATCGCAATCGCACCGCCGGCCGCGACAGCGAGACCGGCGACGGCCATGCCCACGTTCTTGTTGAAGTTCTTGGCCGACCGCGATGAGGTCGTGTCGAGCTGACGGAAGTTGCCCTCGACCTTGCGCATCGTACCAGATGCGAGGTCTTTCGCCGTGAAGACGAAGCCGAGGCCGAGAGAGTTCAGCGCCACGCGGACAGTCTACCTCGCCCCCCGCTTCGATGCGGAGTCCTCGGCGTCCCACGCTTCACGAAGGAACGACCAGTGAGCGAGAAGCTCGTCGAGCCCCATCGCCATGCAGTCATGCCAGGTCAGATTCGTCCCCGTGCCATGCGGCGCGCGGCGGAACGTGAGCCAGTGGATCATGTTGCGGAAGTGGTCAAGCTCGATGTGCGGGAACATCGAGACCACTTCCGGCTCTTTCACATCTCCGAAGACCTCGAAGAGCGCTTCCGCTGTTGCGGGCTCCAGAACCCGTCCTCCAAAGGGAGTTCTAGCTCTTCCTCCCATCCGCAGTGCGGACACTCGATCTCGATCGAAGTCTCGATGCCGCCGTCGACCTCGTCCATCGCATCGATGAGATCGAACATGGCACCGGCGTCGAGGTCTTCGAGGAAGCGCTTGATCGGTCCCTTGCCGTTCTCCAGTCCTTCGATCGACACGATGCGCTGCGCGAGCGAGGCGGTGGCCTTCTCGCGCGGTGCGAGTCCCTGCACTTGATCGATCTTCGCCTCGATCTTCGGCGTGAGAAGCTGGAAGACGACCGTGCGGACCGTGCCCTCTGGATCGACGACCTCGGTCGTGAAGCGGTTGCCGTTCTTGAACGCATCGATGCTCGCCTCGGGCAGAGGCTTGATCGGGCGCTGGTCGAGATCCTCGGTCCACTCGTACCGCTTCCCGCAGTCGGAGCACTTGTGCTTGAACGTGTACTCGGGACCGAAGGTAGCGATCCGAGCCTGGAACAAGGCCGTGAATCGGTCGCACTGCGGAGCGACCTTGAAGTCGACCTGGCCGTCGGCGTAGAGCACTCCGCCATCGGCCGTGGCGATCCACACGTTGTCGAGGATCTGTTGAGAAGTCTTGCTCCGCCGCGCGGATGAGCGGTTGGCGAAGAGGTTGATCTCGCGGCCCTTGAGCCCGCGAACGGTGCCCTTAGCACCGGATGGAAGGGTGACTTCGATCTGCGGCATGGTTCTCCGTTGTGCGTGCGAAGGGGGCGGGAGGTCAACCCCGCCCCCGAGTGATCACGGTGCTAGACCGCGCGACGCTCGAAGGCGTCGTAGGTGATGACGACCTGCTCGATCGTCTTCTCGCTGGCATCGTTATCCCACTCGCCAGCGGTGAACTTCTGAACCCACGCATCGACGAGCCGCCACCGCTTCAGCGGTGTGCCATCCCGATCGAGCACGACGATGTCGAGGTTCCGGCGGAACTCGGTCTCGATGACACCGGCCTCTTCGACGACGCTCGCGCACTCTTCGGCCCAGTCGTACAGGTCCGAATCGTCAGCGACCGCGCCGCGTTCGAGGGTGATGTCGGTGAAGTTGACGAGGCCGGGCGACTTGAAGGGGTGCTTGCGCCCTCCCTCGCGGTACTCGACCTTGTCGATCTCGTAGCTGAGTTCGCTGCACTTCTGAAAGCCAGCGTGCGCGACTCCGTCGATCTCGACGATGAACGAGAACTTGTCCTCGAAGATGCGGGGTGCTCCAGTGACGGGCATTGGTCATTCCTCCTATCGGCCGCGGGCTACGGCTGCGAAAGCTCCTGTTCGAGCGCGCGGGTGTCTTGCGTGAAGCGGAGGATGATGAACTCCGCGGGCTTCTGGGTGGCGAGACCGATGCGCCCGATGAGCTGCCCCGCGAACACGACGCTCGGCGGGTTGAGCCCCTCGCCGAAGTCGACCGAGAACGCCTTGCGGGGGTCTCGTGAGCGGAAGGCTCCGACCCGCATCTGCTGAAGCAGGAAGGCTTCGACCGATCGGGTGACCTCGGCACGAAGGGTGTCGTCGTTGTTTCGGAAGCGGGCCGGCTGAAGGTTCCGCTTGACCGTGACCTCGATGAAGATCACGCCGCGGCGCTCGGCGATGGTCGGGAAGTTGCCGCTGCTCTTCAGCGTGCGAACACCGTCGAGGATGCGCCCGCCGGTCAGCTCCGAGATCGGGTTGATCCGCTTCGGGTAGAGCAGGTCCCGCTTGTTCACGTCGAAGGTCTCGGGGACCTCATTGCCGGCAAGGATCTCCAGCCCGACGATCGCGGACAGCCGGCCGCCAGTGAGACCGGCCGGCGGCTGGTAGATGCCGCCCGGTGCGCTCGCGTCGGTGCGAGCGTAGCGGCCCGCGACGTGGCCCGAGGGCGGAACCGTGAGCGCCTCGTCGTTGCCGAAGAGCGTGGTGTTCGGGTTGAGGATCTTCACCCGCGGGAAGTAGATCGCACCGTACTCCGAGGCTTCGAGCAGCAGAGCTTGGTTCTCGACGTAGTCGACCATCTCTTGCGCGGTGAGACCGGCGGGAGGATCGAGAATGGCGAACACGGTGCCGTTCCGCGTGACCTCGGCGTAGGTCAGCATCGCATTGTGGACCGCCGCGGTCGCCCGCTGCGGCACCGCGAGCAGGGTCAGATCGCCCGCCACGTCGAGCGCACGAAGCCCGTTCTCGGCGATCGAGCTTCCGATGAAGTCGATGTCGCTGATGTTGGCCAGACCGTTCGTGCCACCGGAGAGCGTGTAGTCGCCGTTGGCCGGTCGGTCGAGCGTCGCGTTGCCGAGTCCGGCGTCGAGATCGATGACCTGAAGCAGAAGCGATCCACCCTGGTCAGGCTCCGCGTTGATCACGTCCTCGACGTAGTTCCCCGCCGTGGTCGTGTCGTCCATCGTCAGGTTGTTGAACTGTTCGCGGACGAACCCATCTTCGAGCACGAGCAGGTTGAACTCGCTCGCCTGGAGAGAGGTCGCCGGAGCGATGCGCACGACGACATCGTTGCCGTACTCGCCAGGATACTTCGCGTCGAGCTGCAAGGTCGGCGTGGCGACGGCCGCGTCGGTGCCCGCCACTTCGAGGTTCGAGAGCCCGAGCTTCGTGTCGAGCGTGGACACCGGAAGGATCTGAAGGGTCTCGCTTGACCCGTTCACGTTGCCGGTGATCTGGATCAGCCCGGACACGTCGGTGACGGTGATGCCGGGGATGTCGCCCTCGAAGAGTGTCTTCAGCTCCGAGATGGTGACCGCAGACGAATCCGCCGCATCGCCGGTGCCGTTCTGGACGCCGGCAGTGAACGCGATGCCCGTGATCGTGCCCGCGGTGACCTCGATGGAGAAGCCGGTTCCGCTGCCACGGGTATTGGTCAGCCGCACGGTGCCCGCGTTGTCGGACCCCTGCACGTCGACGATCTGCGAAGAGATCGCCGCGGCGACCTCGGCTGCGGTCGCGTTCTCGATGTCGGCATAGTCGGCGATGAAAACCGTGAAGGTCTGCGCGGGCTCGCCATCGACCGAGATGGTGAGGTCGTCCCCTTCGCCGGTGCCCGACACGGCACCACCGGGGAAGGCGAAGGCCGCGGCATCGGTTCCGCCGGTGACTTCAAGGGTACGCGCGTTGGTCAGCGATCGGGTGTTGGTCAGGACCACCGCACCGCCCACGTCGGCCGCGCCGATGTCGGTGGTCTGCGCGAGGATCACCGCGACGACCTCGGCAGCGGTGGCCGCACCGATGAGCGCGAAGTCGGCGGTGTTGAAGGTGACGGTCTGATCGGGCTCACCGTCGATGCTGATGGTGAGCGTGTTGCCGTTCGTCAGCGCGAAGGGCTGCGTGTTGCCCGAGGTCAACGTCGCCCGCGTGGCGAGCGTGTAGGTCTCCGCCGCGAGGGCGTCGACGATCGCCGGGCCCGCGTTGAAGGTTGAGGGCACACCGGCGCCACCGTTGAGCGAGACCGAGAGGGTGTCACCATCGACGAGCGAGAACGGCGACTGAAGGTTGCCGAGCACGGTAGGTGGTCCGTCGATCGCGGCCGGGGTGTTAGCCCCGCCGGTAGCGGTGAGCGCCTCGTTCGACAGCGGGTCGTTGATGTCGGTGTGCCGCGCGGTACGGACGAACCAGAGGAACTGGCCGCCTTCCTCGAAGAAGCCCTCGACGGCTGCGACGGTGTCCTTCGAGTCGAGGGTGTAGCCGCCGAAGATGTTGACGAACTCCTCGAAGGAGGTCACGAGAACCGCCTTATCCATCGGTCCGCGTTCGGCGATGCCGACCATGCCGAGGACAGCAGTAGGCAGCGCGGTGAACGACTGAATCCGCGGCGGCTCTTCGGTGACGATGATCTTGGATGCGAGCAGAGCGTTCGACATGACTTACTCCTAGCCGCGGCGGCGGGACTTCTTGGTCTTCTTGTTGGCAGCCGCGTCGGCCTTCGTCTTCTCGACGGGAGCGACCGAGGCTTTCGCCGTGGGGTTCGGGTACTTGTTGACGATCACGACACGCGCCGCGATGTCCCGTTTCAGTGCGGGATGGTCGAGCAGTGCGTCGGGTAGCCCCTTCATCGTCGATCGCGGCGGAAGACTAAGCACACCGCCTACCGTGATCTGCTTTGGTGCGACCGTCACTTCGCCGGTCTTCGGGTTGTGCTTGCCTCGGGCCACGTCGAGCACGTTCGGTCGCACGGGCCCGGCGCTCATGCTTCGAGGGTACTGGTAGGTCCGCGTCTCGCGGCTGCGGTTCTTCAAGTCGATCATTGTTGGGCTCCAGAGTCAGGCGGTGAGCGTGTCGGTGCTCCGTGCTTTGGGAACTTCGGCGGCGATGGTACGTCCTGCTCGGGTGGTGACCTAGTCGGAGCGCCCTGAACCGTGGGCAGATTGTCCCCGATCTGTTGAGGCGCTTCAAGCGTGGTCACGTCAACCTCAAAACCAACCTCGTCGATCGCGTCGTGATCAACACCGGGCAGATCCGTGATCGGGTATCCGCGGACCTGCACACTGCCGCGGAAGAGCCGAAGATCCGAGATGAGCCCCGGATCGTTCGGCTGCCGCTCATAGCGAGGGTCCTCGACCCATCGGAGTTCGAGCGGGATGGTTTCACCGGGCGCGCACTCGAAGTCGAACGAAGTGTTCCGATCGATCACTGCTTCGAGCAACTCGATCAGGTTGTGCATCTCCAACGTGTTGTTAGTGATGCCGATGATCTCGAAGGTCAGGTCGAGCACACGGTGCCGCCGGTGCCGGTACGCCTCGCCTGGGTTGATACCGGGGACGAGGTAGGCACCGCGGAAAGTGAAGAAGGTGTTGGCCTCGACCTCGGGGCCAGTGAGGATCAGTTGCGGGGTCGACTGGACCTCGATCTTGCTCGTGCCGGTGTCAGGGTCGTAGTCGGTGCTCGTCTCGATGACCGTGTTGGCAAGCACTTCAGAGCGAAGCAGGTCGATGAGTGTGGCCGTCACGCGGGCGACCCCGCTGCGCTGCGCCGAGTAATCGATGCCGGGGCGCTGGTAGGTATACGCGCCCGCGGCCGTCACCGTCTCGCCGGGGATGAGCACGCCCGAGTCGTCGATGTTCTCGACGACCACGTCGACCACTTCGGTGCCGAGGGTAGTCTGCCCATCCGCGGCGATCGGCATGGACCGCTTCGGCACCGCGACGAGAAGCCGGGTGCCCGAGATGACATCGACCCGAGGGCTCTCCTGGCCCCCGTAGAGCACGCGAACACTCGGGGGTGCCGAGGGTGCCGGTATGGTCGCGGGCGGCACCGTGGGGAGCCTGAAGCCAGTTCCCGTGATCTCCACGAGCTGCCCGCCCGTGGGGGCCCCGGTCGCGGGGCTCAGGGTGGCGATCGTAGGCACCGCCATCTAGCCGCCTCCCTTCGAGGCGGCGATGCCTTTCGCCGCGAGTGCCCGCGCACTCGGGGGCACTTGCATCGCCCAGCCCGGCCCCATGATGACCCCGATCCGAGCGAAGTACCGCGTCCGCGTGTCGCTCGGCTTGAAGTGGAACTTCGCGGTCGAGCGGATGAATGAGCGCTCGGGGATCGAGACGATCACGATGCCCGCGAATGGGTAGGTGATAGCGATCTTCTTGCCGTACTCATGCACCGCCGCGATGCTCACGAGCGGGCCACCGTCCTTGCGGCGCGCGAAGCTGGGCACGCCGACGAAGATCGCGTCGCCGCGCTCGACGACCTGCACCGAGTTCCGAAGCTGGCCGGTGTCGATGAGTGGCTTGCTCGATCGCTTGCGCTTCTTCGTGGCAGGCTGAAGGGGTGCCCATGCGACACCGCTCGACTTGCCCCGCGAGTTGAAGGCGCGCACGACCAGCGAGCGGAAGAGCTGCGCCTCTTGCTTCGTGGCCTTCTCGCTCGCCTTCACCATACGCGCGCCCATGCGGGCCACGGCAGCGCGAGCCTCGGGCCAGTCTCCGGTCTTTTGGATCGTCATCGGCCGCCCTCCCTTCGGTCGTTGAAGTAGAGCATGACGAGGTTACGCGACAAGTCGTCGAGCCCCCATGACCGATCTTGGACGTGGACACAGTAGAGTGGTGAGTCTCGAAAGCTCCGCTGAAGGGTCACGCCGTCCGCCTTGTAGATCGCCACGAGTCGATCACTCGGCTGAAAGACCGACGAGCCGTTCGGCCCGATGAGCCCTTCGAGTTCGAGTTCCGCATAGTGAAGAATGAGCTTGATCTTGAACTCCAGCTCACGCCCACCGGGAAACTGGATCTGCTTGTCGTAGGGGCCCATCTCCGTGCGGACCTGGCAGGCCACCGCGACCTCGGGCGTGTAGACACGCGAGTCCGTCGTCGCGGTCTTCACCGGCTCTCGGAAGTGCCGATCGTAGCCGGATGGTTCCGACGTACCCGCCGTGTTCGCCTTCGTCGCCGCGGTATCGAGTTGCTCGATCCGAGCTTGCGCCGGCCAGATCAGTCGCCCGCGGTAGCCCATCGGTCACGCGCTCCCGAACTTCGGCGGAGCCATGTAGAGCGCGAGGATCTGGTCGATCGCAGGGTCGCCAGTGAAAGCGCCGGTATAGGCACCAGGCCCGCCGGTGCTCTGCGACGCGGCCACGTTGGCGAAGGAGACGGACTGGTCGAGCGTGCGCTCGCTTAGGATCGGACCGGCGACCTGCTGACGCTCTCCGGCTCCGCCGATGCGCTTCCACAACGGCTGGATGTTGCGCGCCGCGAGTCGAAGGCAGCACTCGACGATCTTCCTCGGCACGCGACCGAAGGGCGAGCCGTCGGGGTCGGTGTAGCCCCACACGCCTTTCAGCTTCACGTTCTGCTGCGACTCAGTGAACCCGATGTAGCTCGACAGGATGTCGATCTCGCCGAGTAGCTGCGAACGCGGGAAGCGATAGACGGGAGTGCGAAGGAACTCGACGCGCGGGTCTTGGCGGTCGTCGGGTTCGAGTAGGCCCTGCCGAATGTGCCGGTTGTAGACGCGAAGGTCGCCTTCCTCGATCGGCAGATCCGCGGGCGTGAAGGTCGTGAAGGTGAAGGCCACGTCGGTCAGCCCGATGATGACGTGATCGGTCTGAAGCAGTGGACCGCCGCGCCCGTCGAGGTCGAACACGCGGTAGCGCGGGCCGAAGAACCGCGACGTGATCTCTTCAATGAAGCACGACGCGTCGAGCAAGGCGCGCTCAGCGTCGGCGTAGGTGAAGCCACCGATCGGTGCCGGATCGCCGATCGGAAAACACGCGTCAATCATGTCCTGTAGCTGGGCGTAGCTCCCTTCGATGAAGGGGGTCGCCTCGTCGAGCACCCGGAACGTGAACGACTTGGTCTGCACTGGCAGCGCCGGGCCATCGGACGGATTGACGATGAAGGTGACCTCGACCGTATACGTGCCAAGTTGAGCGACCAGCGGGATCGTGAACGGCAGCACGATGATCCGCCCGGCACCGCCTTCGCTCACCGGATCAAGCTGGTTCGCCGGATCAGTAGGGTCGATCGCAGTGGGTGGGATGATCTCGGTCCCGTCCGGGTCGAGCACACGGAACGAGAGAGGATCGTCGAGGGGTTGGAAGAACCCGCCTTTCGGCTTCGGATCGTCGCCTACGTTCGGCGACTGCCATGCGAAGAGCACACGAGGGTTGCTCGTGCTGTTCGCTTCACCGCGGACGAGGTCGGCCATCGCGGATCAGAGTAGCAAGAAAGAGCCCTCCCCGGCACGGGGCCGGGGAG